ATGCTCTTCAACTAACAACTCAGCGAAAAAATGCGACTTAGCCGAACCACGTCCACCTTTTGCGCCTTTATATCTAGCCGGTTCAAATAACGGTAAAAAAACCCTAGCCGTCGGAATCTGAAGATTCTGCATCAACAATAACTCTTGTTATTTGTTTTGGTGTCATTGAACCATCGCTTGATGTGTTGTCAACTTGCTGTTTATCTGTCCAACCAAAGCGGTTTTGCATATTGAACTTCCAAATAGTTGCATTACCACCGCCATCAATCGCTAACTTTCTACCATTTGATTCCCACCAAACTTGGCAAAGCGTTTGCGCTTCTTCTACGGTTGCACGAAAAATTTCACTATCTGCCAGCAATGTTTCCCATGCTGAACGCCCAATACCAATTGCTGATCGAGCTTCAATAGCGCTTCCACCGCCACTACCAACTGATAAAATAATTTTTTCCCAGTCTTTAGGTAAATCATCAATTTTTGTTCTTAGTCTACCGCTTGGCATATTTTCAGATTCCTTAAATGCTTATTTGCGATTTTATCTAATCGTCTTCTTTCTTCATGACATGAATTATTGTATTTTATTATTAAATTCTTACTTATTTTAACAGCATTGCTTTTTGAATTAAACATTCTACACATTACTCTATGTAAAGCATGCATTGGATTAGAAGGGTAGTGTTCACCGCCTTTTGATGTGTTTACTAAGTCTGTTAAATTATTAAAAAACTCAATCCAATATTTTTCTCTTTCATCTAAATTTTCAGTTAACTCTAAAACCATATATTCAAAACATGTGTCTAGCGACCTTAACCAATTCCCGTAACGGCTTCCGCCTTTTTTGTTTTTAAAATTGTTTTTATGCTCTAATACTCTGTTATGTATATTTTTTGCTTGCCCAATATATCTAACTTTTTTTGTTAACGGGTCAATCAAAGCATAAATACCTGATTTCTTGTAAAGGCTTGTTTGTTTTTTTAATGGCATAGTTTGAATCCTCACTATAGCAAATCGAAAATGAAAGTGGCAAAGGGTGATTCATGTCCTGTTTCAGCCGCTAAGCCTAGCCACAAATTTATTATACCGCCAAATAAACCGTAATAGTAGTTTTTACCTGCTATTTTTTAAGGCGAATAACATCGACTGTCGTTCCATGCGAATTAACCAAGTAAGCTTGGTCGCCAGGATTAAGTGTAACTGTTTCAATAAAAAAATCATGTGTAGCAGAATCACCGCCAGCGATTGAAATTTCCATATCTACATTTTCGCCGCTTGGTTCATATTCCACGCCACACACATCGAGAAAGTTTTTTGTCTTACCGCTTGAACGAATAACCTTAATTGTGTTGCTCATAATTCTAATTCCTATGTTGTTGAAGCCATTATACCCAAATTTGGTTGATTATTGCAAAAAACCATTTAAACCGCTAAATATACGCCCTGTATACAAGATATACAGCAATATACAAAATTATTTACGTTTTGTATACCCTTAAACTATTGATTTAAAAGGCTTTCTTTCTATATATATACAAATATACAATTAATTAATAAATATAGATACATTAAGAGATATATCTCTATATTACTCTCTTATATACTATAGGTCTATATTTGCTATTTTTCTGTATATTTGTATATTCCTTTAAAATCAACAACTTAAACGTATACAAGGGTATACAGCTTTTTATTTTTGTATACCTAGCTTAAAAATGTGTTGATTGGCACGCTTATTGAACGCGATTGAATGCCATTATATTTAACTGGTGACTTAGGTTTTCCCGCCCCATCTAAACGAATTAACACTCTAGCCCAACCTGAACCCCAAGCAGTATCGTTTAAAATGGATTGCAATGCTGAGTGGTTATTGGCTATCAATAGATGCTCACCGATGATTTTAAGTCCGTGTCGCTCTAATGCTTTTGTCGCGTCCATAGTGTGCATTTTATTATCACCAATTGAGCCAATAGCAATCTGAATAAATTCAGCAATCGAGCGGTTATAATTAAACCCATCAACCTCAACACGAATTTGAGCTTGGAGAATCGTGTTAATTAATCGCTCTTCGTCTTTCACGTCCTCAGCTTCCTGCGCTTCGGTAAAGTCAATATCTGCAACAAATATACGCGCCTGGTCAATCGTTAATTCGCCGTCGTACTTGTAAGCATACGCCCCAGCCAATAACGCGCCGTATTGGTCGCCTGTTCGCTGTGATCCCAGTTTTTCAGCAATGGCCCTTGCGATAATCTTCGCGTTATGCCTTAACACCGGAATCATTTTATACGCCCTTGCACGAATGGCAGAAGTTCTCTCATTGGTTAGAACGCTGTTTACGTGTTTTTGGAATTCATGAAAATCGTCTGCGCTCTGTTTAGTCTTGGCGTGTTTATTGATTGATAAAACCGTTATACGCGATTCATCAGCCGCCTGTTTGATTGCTACGTTAATCGAGCCAAACATAAACATAGAACGCACGAAGAACGTCATCGCATCACCTCCAGCCGTCCCTTTAGTGATACCTGCCGATGAATTACTTGAAGCCTGACGTGCTAACTCTAAAACCGATTGCATACGTCTGCGCCCTTGCTGATCTTCAGACTCAGCTTCATCAAATAAAACAGGTCGCCCATCGAGTTTTAAAGATTGCCTAATACCCGCTTCAGTGGTTGAGCCTTGAGTTTTTAATGCGCCGTTACCTAATAATGGATTAACGATATTTTCCTGCACCCATGATTTACCTGTACCTCTAGCACCTGTTAACCATATATGTGGTCGCCAATCGAGTGCCGAGCATATCGGAGCAAGAAAACACCACCCAGCCAAGAAGTGCGCGTTTATTTTACGGTCAAAATTTACCTTACTAAATAATTCGAAAACCTCGGTCGCTTGCTCAACGGTTGCAGGGTGTGTTGAAAAATCCGATTCAGTAGAAACTGCCAACTCATAAATAAATTTGGTTTTGAATTCGTGTATGTTCATCAACACACCATCAACAATAAGTTTGTTACCGATGTGTAAAACGGATCGCCCATTATCAAACCAAGCCCCACGCCCGCGAATATTCTCAGGGTTGAATTTACCTTGTTGCTCGCTAAAACGCATTAGAAAATCAGCAGCGTAAGTCCAATCTTCTTTTTCGCCGTGAAAAAACACCTCCTGCCACCAATCCAAAGAAGCAAGCCCTAGCAGGTTAGTTTTAGAACCCAATGCAGAGCGTGTTAGCGAAATAACCAGGTTTGTGCGAACAGGTAAGAAAAAATAATTATCGTTGTCGAACCCTAAAAACCGAAACTGCGAATCATGATTAAACGGCGTATTATTAACTGGTTTAGCCGATTCCTGTTTTGGTTCGTCCATCTCGAATGTGTTGTATTCAATTTGCTCGTCAGGTGTCGTTACCGCTGTATCGTTATGCGTTAGCGTTTCAAGATATAGCCGTACTGGTTGCTCACCTTCAGCCACATATAAATCATTAAAATCAGTTGGCTTGCTGTCAAGGTTTGTAAACTGTGGCAAACGATATTCGCAACCGGTTAATTCTGCCGCACGTTTCCCATAATATAAGCCTGGATTATCCTGTTTACCCTTAACCGTGTTTACACTGCTCCAGCGGTCATTATCACAGGCCACGATAACGCTAGCGTTTGGAAATGACTGTTTCATGTAGCCAGTTATATCCAGTAGATTACCAGTAGAAAACGCCACCGCAACTGCCTTGCCTGTTACCGCGTGAATGGTTGCCGCCGTTGCGTAGCCTTCAGCGATATAAATAACATCGTCAGGCGTACCAATACCAAAATACACCGCCTTAGTTTGTGAGCCACGTGCATAACGTTTAAAACCGTTTGGGTAAATCAGCTGCATACCCGTTATTTCGCGTTTGGTGTTTTTCATCGGAATCAGTAAAAGGTGACGCTTGCTTGAACGATATTCTTTAAGGTTATAACCTGTCACCTGTTTTGCGTTTATATATTGGTGCGTTGTTAATGGTTGACATGCATTAAAAAACCGCTCAATCCGTTTTGCGTTTCTTACTTTACGCGCATCGGCCTTGAGTTTCGCTTCGTTTCGTTTTGCTTCAATGGCTTGACGTTCTGATGCTGTTAATTGCGTTCCACCATCGGAGCGGTAAACGTGTTTAATATCGGGTTCGGTCCAATCACCATAAACAATAATCTCGGGGTTTTGATATGCGATATACCAGCCGTTTTTCTTGTTTTTCTTTGTTTTAAATCTGTGAATTCTGCCATCTTGAATAACGCTAGGAGGGTTGTCTATCCCGTTAGCTTGCATGTGTTGTTGGTAGTTCATTGTTTCTCCTGCTCGTTTAATAATTTAAGTGCTTCTTCTGCTGACCTTGCAATAAACGCAATGCCGTTTTTAGATTTTACAACATTTATAAAATTAAGTTGGTCGTTTGTTGGTTTTCCTTTTGCTGTCTTTACTTCTACTGCTAGAAATTTTCCGCTGTATGAGATGCCTAACAGGTCACTCCCGCCCTTACCGCCAACGCCATAACGAATAAAACGATCGCCATCTCTATAAGCTCCCGTGTTATTTCTAAATATAGTGCAACCAGCTTGAGATAACGCGAGCATGATTTCTTTTTGTATGTTTGCTTCGGTTTTACTAGGCACGTTTTAATCCTCTATAAATATTTTTAGCCTGGTTTATTAATTCATAACTTGGCTTTTTCTGGCCTGTTCTATATGCGTATATGTGAGCCGCCCAGCCAGATGGGTCTTTCATATCACGACTAAACCCAAGCTTAACCAAATCTTCAAGCGATCGTGCTGCACCTTGTTCACGTTTTCTGACCATTGCTATCTGCGCCTTTTCTACCTCAATCAAATCACCGTCAACTTGCTCAATCGGTTTTCTAGTTGGTGCTGGTGTTTCTCCGCACGTTGGACAACTTAAAAGCTCAGGCGCGTAAACCGTATAACATTTAGCGCATTGTTTAATCTTAACATCATCTTCAACCTTGGCGCGTTTGCCTTTTTTCTTAGTTGGTTGCAGCGACCATTCACGCTCCTGATCAGGTAAACCATGACGGACCGCACACCCTGCATGATCTAATATAATCGCTGGTTCTGGTTTTTTACGCAACGCACGACCAACCATCTGCAAATATAACGCAATCGACTGAGTGGGCCTTAATAAAATACACGATTCAATCGGAACGTCACGCCCAACCTGAGCCGATAAATCAAAGCCTTCAGTCATTAACTGAACATTAAATAAAACCTTATAGCGTCCATCAGCAAACCCGTTAATTGCGTCTTTCAACTCTTCAGGCGATGAACCACCATCAACATGAACACTAGGAACACCGTTTTCATTAAAATATTCTGCTGTGTGTTTGCTGTGTTTGATTGATACGCAATACCCTATGGTTCGCTTCCCGTTTGCGTGTTTTTTCCAATGGGTTAGCGCGTCACCTGTTATAACTGATTTATCCATCGCTGTGGATAATTGGTCAATAGCATAATCACCTGCACGGTTTTTGACCTCAGATAAATCTATGATATTGGGCGTTGTAAACATTTTATAATCTGATAGGCGGTTGTTATCTATTAGCCAGCTCATTGGTTTACCCTCAACCATTGAATCGAAAATATAATTAAGGCCCTTACCATCTAAACGCTGCGGCGTTGCTGAATTACCAATAATAATCGTGCCGTGTTCCTTGCACCAATCAACCACTTTGAGCCATGATGCTGACATAGCCAAATGACATTCATCTAATATAAGAATATCCGGCGGCGTCATTTTATCCATTCGGCGAACGAGTGTTCCAATTGATGCGACCTGTACAGGTTGATGCGAAACCGCTTTACCTGATTTAATTAAGCCATGCTCAATATGTAAATTCCAAAACGTTTGGCTGGTTTGTTTGAGTAAGTTGTTACGGTGAACAGCGAACCAAACCGACTTGCCACGTTCTGAAGCTTGCTTGGTTATATATGCTGATACAATTGTTTTCCCGAAGCCAGTTTCAGCCCTGCCTAATACTGCGCGTTTTCCACGTTGTAACTCTGACCGTATAAGGTCCACGAATTCAACTTGGTCGTCATAAAGATTTATCATTGTTTCTTCTCCTGTTAAAAACATTGTTAATAATAACATAAAAATAAAATAAAAAAAGTAAACAATTTTGTTTAAATTATTAATCAGTTGTGTATAATAGGACTCAACAACACAGGAGAAGTAGAAAATGAAACAATTTATTATCAACGTATTATTATTCGCAACCGTTCAATTATTAGGCGTTTACATTTTACTTAAATTTTTTATCCCAGCATAACTAGGAGAAATAAGAATGAATTACGATTTAGAAGAATTATTAAATATGTCAATTGCAGACATTAAAAAAACAGGCAAATCAAAAGCCGAGCATTTTATGGCAGAAAGCAAATATTGCGAACTAAAAAACCTTACAGAAGAATATAAAGATTATTATCAAATCTGCTGGTCACCTGTCCGAAGTATTTTAATGTTTAGTGATGGTTCAATCATACAATTTAAAAACGGTCAATTTAGTATTATTTAAGGAGAATAAACAATGAACATTAAATCGTACAAAGATTTTCAAAATGATGCAGAAAACGGCACGTTAAACGGATTTTACGCCAATGTGCCAAACGAAGATTATCATAAATCACCTGGAATCAGTAAATCAGGTTTAGACTTGATTAATAAATCACCGGCGCATTATAAATTTGCACCACCACGCAAGCCAAGTTCAGCGATGCATATTGGAACGGCAATACATACGGCAATTTTAGAGCCTGTTGTTTTTGAACATGAATATATGTGTCTAGAAAATATAGACGACAAACGCAAATCAGAGTACAAAGAAGCCGTTAAACAGTTTGGAAAGGACTTTGTATTAACGGCAACAGAATCGGCAAATATTAAAGGTATGCAGGAAGCATTATCACTTAACCACGATGCTAACGAGCTGATCACCTCTATTGATTACAGTGAGTTATCTTGTTATGCGACTGATATTAACGGCGTGTTGCTTAAATGCCGTTTCGATGGTTTGGATATTAAAAACGGTGTAGCAACTGACCTTAAAAAAACGCGTGACGCATCAGCTAGAGGGTTTAGTAAATCGGTTGCTGAATATCGCTACCATGTACAGGAAGCGTTTTATAAAAAAGTGTATTTTTTGGCAACAGGAAAACAGCTTAACTCATTTAGATTTATCGCCGTTGAAGATAACGCGCCGTATTATTCAAAAGTATGGAATTTAGACCCAGAAGCGTTTGAAATTGGTTTACACGAAGCAAATAAAGATATTCAAACTTATACAATAGCGTATAATGATGACTACTGGCCTTTGCCTGATGGAAGAACCGAGTTATTGAGTTTACCATCTTGGAAAATCAACCAATACGAAGAAGAATTAGAACAGGAGATTAGATAGCATGGCCACATTAGAATCGCTAGAAGAATCAGTAAATAGAAAGTTAAAAAGACAAAAGCAAATTATTGAATTAAGAAAAACAGGATTAACATACAATGAAATTTCTAAAAAGCTAAATATTTCAGCTTCACGCGTTCAACAGATTGCAAAATCAAGAAATATTGATAATCTGAATTGGGCTGGTGAATTTTATGATTTACCAGTAGTAGCAATACATTGTTTACTTTCAGTAAAAGCAAAAAACCTTAAAGATGTTATATACCTTATAAACAAAGGAATCCTAAACCCAAGAAGCAACACTAAGCCACCAGGTTACGGAAAAGAAATACATAAATGTGTTTTGAATTGGGTAGACAAAAAACAAGGAGAAATAAAATGACAGACGTATCAATGGCAATACAGCCAAAGTCCGACCAGATGAACGCTGACGACCTAATACAGCCAATAACGGCTATTATTCAGCAAGTTGACGTTAAACAAACTGGCGAACAACCTATATCAGTATGGTTGCAAGGCTTTCCTAGACCCTGGAAGCCATGTAAATCAATGGCCCGTGTTTTAGCAACCGCATGGGGAACAGATTCGAGCGTATGGGCAGGGCAGGGATTAACCTTGTACCGTGACCCTAGCGTTAGATGGGCTGGTGTTGAAGTTGGTGGAATTCGTGTTAGTCATATGACAGGATTACAGCAACCTTTATCACTTAGCCTTACAGCAAGTCGCGGCAAGCGTAAACCGTTTGTCGTTCAACCTTTAAACTTTCAACAACAACAACCAACCCAGGAGTTTTAGAAAATGGCCGTTACCATAAATAGCTACGATAAAGAGTCAGGGTTTGTAACTCTATCTGATGGTTCAACTCAGTATTTAATGGCTGGGTTAGACCTTGAATTAAACCAAAAACAAAATGCAACTGTTGAGCTTGTAAAACTAGGCGTATCAGTTGATGAAATAATTAAACTAAAAAACTTTAACTTAATCTAAACGGAGAAAAACAAATGGCAAAAGCATTTGACGCAGTAGTAAAAACAGGCGAATACACTAACAACCAAGGCGAAAACAAAGGCCGCTATACTAATATAGGTGTAGTAATGAATGGCGATAATGGTCAGTATATGCTGCTTGAGCCAGGAATTAACCTTGCAGGTATTTTGATTCAACAGAACCAAATGGCAGTGGCTAAAGGTCAGCAGCCACGCTCAAACGTTATGGTTTCATTATATGAGCCAAATCAGCAAGGGCAAGCACCACAACAACCTATGCCACAACCTACTCAACCGCAACCAATGGCGCAGCCACAACAGCCTATGATGCAGCAACCACAGCCGATGCAGCAGCAAGCACCACAACCAATGGCGGGTGCAAACGCAGGTTTTAACAATGACCCTGCACCATTCTAATTTATGCGATTTGCCTGATGAACAACGTCAGGCAATAGAAACGGATAAACAAAGATGGTTTAAGGCGTATCAAATGGTGCGCCAACACCATATAAATGAAATAAAAGCGTATATCGAATCAATCGCAGATAATGCAGAACGTGAAGACATGCGTTTTAAATTAAATCAAACATGGAAAAATAAAAATGAAACTACAAACGATTGAAGAAGCAATTAAGGCGCACGGTTCAGCCGTTGAACTTGCTAAGATTTACGATACAACCAGCCAACAAGTCAGCCGCTGGAAAAAATACGGCGTTGTTTTTGTTGATGGTAAACCGTTTAGACCGGTTAGTATTATAAAAACGTTGTAACTATTATCAGTTTTGTATATAATTAGATATGAAACAAGGAGAAACAGAATGAATATTAACGAACTATGTAAAAACATATCATCTGCAATTAAAGAACTGCCTTTAAAAGAAAAGGTTGAAGCAATAAATGAATTAAGAGAATCAATTCACGAACACTCACCATTTAAAACAGAACCAGTTGACTTTGTAAGATGGGTGGAAAATACCAAAGTTGGCGCGAATGACTACAACCCAAATAGTGTAGCCCCTCCAGAAATGGAGTTATTGAAACATTCAATTCAAGCTGATGGATATACTCAACCAATCGTTAGCTGGAACCATTCAGATAGATTTGATTATGAAGTTATTGATGGGTTCCACCGCCATAGAGTTGGTAAAGAAGATGCTGAGATCCAAGAGCGTGTTAAAGGATATTTACCGTTAGTTGTTATCAAAGAAGATAGAGATAATAGAAATGACCGTATCGCTTCAACAATCAGGCATAACAGAGCAAGAGGTAAGCATGCTGTTGAATCTATGGCAAATATTGTAGTTGATTTAAAGAAGCGCAACTGGTCAGATAAAAAAATAGGCAAGGAACTTGGAATGGATGCAGACGAGGTTTTAAGGCTAACTCAGATAACTGGACTTACAGAAATGTTTAGAGATAAGGAGTTTAGTGAAGCATGGTCTGTTGGCGAGTACGAAGAAAATAAAGAGGTTATTTCTAATGAATAGAATTTATCACCCATACCAAGAATGGGAATGTTATCAAAACGGCATGTACTTACAAGAAAAAGATAATGATATTGATTTAATTGAAAAATCTAGAAACCTACTTTCTGATAAAGATGCAACTATGGAAGCAATGACTTCAGTTATTTTAAGTTGGAAAAAATCATGCGAGCATTATCTAACTGATTTATCTAGCAATAGAAGAGCATGGCTAGGACAGGCAGCTTGCTGTTTTGAGCATGGATCAAGTGAGCAAGCAACTTGTAAAGCATGGTGGCAATTAACAGATGAACAAAGGTTTGTAGCAAACGCAGTTGCAGATAGCGTAATAAACGAATGGGAGCAGGAGCATGTTGGAGGTGGTGTATGCCTAAAATTGGACTTGGTATAAATGTATTAGATGCTGCTGAAGAAAGAATTAAATGGACTTTTGATAACTTTGAAAAGGTTTATTTATCATTCTCGGCAGGTAAAGACTCGACAATAATGTTACATCTTGTTGCTAAAGAAGCAAGGTTAAGAAATAGACGTTTTGGATTGCTTCTTGTCGACCTTGAAGGTCAGTATAAAATGACAATGGAACACGCCTTAAATTGTGTTGAAATGTATAAAGACATCATTGACCTTAACTGGGTTTGTTTGCCTATACACTTGAGAAACGCTGTTTCTGTTTACCAGCCATTTTGGAAGTGTTGGGACGCTGAAGCAAAAGAAGCATGGATAAGACAACCGCCAGAATTTGCAGTTACAGATGTTGAGCATTATGATTTTTTTGAAGATGGAATGGAGTTTGAAGAATTCGTGCCATTGTTTGGCGAGTGGTATTCAGAAGGTAAAAGCTGTGCATGCTTTGTTGGCATAAGAACAGATGAATCATTAAACCGTTATAGAACCATTGCAAGTGATAAAAAAACTAAAAAAGATAATAAGCAATACACAACAAAAGTAACAGAGAACGTATTTAACGTATACCCAATTTATGATTGGAAAACACAAGACATTTGGCATTGGCATGCAATAAACGAAGGAATGCCAATAAATGAATTGTATGAATTCATGCATAAGGCAGGAGTTCCGCTTGGTGACCAAAGAATATGCCAGCCATATGGTGACGACCAAAGAAGAGGATTATGGCTTTTTCACCTTTTAGAGCCTGAAACATGGGCAAAAGTTGTTGCAAGGGTTAACGGTGCTAATGGTGGAAGCTTATATGTGCAAGAATGGGGTAATGTTAACGGGTATAGAAAAATAACAAAACCAAAAGGCCATACATGGAAAAGCTTTGCTAATCTACTTGTTAATTCAATGCCTAAACAAACAAAAGAGCATTACGAAAACAAGATTGCACTATTCCAAAAATGGTGGATTGATCGAGGTTATCCAGAAGGAATACCAGATGAAGCTGATTATAAAATGGAATCAGATAGAAAGGCTCCATCTTGGAGAAGGGTTTGCAAGTCTTTATTAAGAAATGACTTTTGGTGCAAAGGATTAGGCTTTAGCCAGCAAAAAAGTGCTGCTTATGACAGATACTTAGAGTTAATGAAAAAGAAAAAACAAGAATGGAGCGAAAATAATTTAAAAATTGACTTAATGCAGTCAAATAGGTTTGATTAATTAAACAAAACTGTATATAATAACCACACAAACAAGGAGAAATAGAAATGATTGAATTTGATTATAACTGGAACGGTATTACTTTTTTAATGGGCTATAACCCGGCTTTTCCTGAGTCACCACATTGGACCGATGTATCTATCGAGTGCGATCATGGAGATATTCCAGGCGGCGGGTTTTTGATGGTTGATGATTTAGCGTTGTTTACAATGGATATTATTAGACGCAAGGCGTTTGATGAAGGTGATTTTAAAAAATGAAACAATTAATCAACAAAGAAAACCCAAAAAACAAGCAAGGTAAACCGTGTATTCGGTTTGCTAACCCTGACTACATGGCTGATAAGCCAAGTAAGCCGGCTATTAAGCGTAACAATATACGCAGACAGATTGAAGATATACAGCACAACAAGGAGTTTGAACGACTATGGCAAAATCTATGAAGAGCGGCTTCGTTAAAAAGTACGGTGTTGAAGAAGTCAAGCGCCTAATTAAGATACATAGTGAGCAAAACATATTCTTAAATAAGTTCGCTTGTGATTATCAAACCACGCCAAGCACGATAAGAAAGTTTATAGAGTTGTTTATGCCTGGTTTTGAGTACATTAAACAGTCAGTCTACCCGAAGGATTATAAATGGCTAATTAACGGTTCAATTGAAGAAACAGCCGAGTTTATTACTGAGTTGTACATCAACCAGAACAAGCCATTTAACCATCTGGTTAAAGTTCTAGATGCAGATAGCAACCAAATGATTAACTTTTTAAGAAAATATGTAAAACCAAAATCAAAAGCGTTTGAAGTTAAAGATAATGCTGAATTATTAAATACAATTGAAGAAAACAGATATTTTTCAATTCATATTGTAGGAACTAAACCAGAAGCACTAGATAAATTGCAGGGGGTTGCATGAGTACACTTAAAACAGAACGACTAGAAAAACGTATAGCCAAGCTTGAAAAAGCAGCCGAGCGAGTTCATTTAATACATCAGCTTGACCTGGAACGATTAAACCGCCATTGGGCCGCAAAATTTGACATGATAGTTGGAATGTTTGAAGTTCAAGCAGAAGAAGCGGGAACAATATCAGAATTGCGTAAATGGTTTAAGGAATGGACTATTGACGTAAACGGTGTTAATGCTGAAGATGATAACGCCAGTGAGTACATGGCAGATATTATTGAAAAGCATGGTTTTGAGTTTAATATCAAGTCGATTAATGTTAGTCATAACGAGATACTGGAGAAATACTAAAATGGGCCACTACGACAACATAGCAACACCAGAAGAAGAACGTGAGTTTGAGTTAATGCAAAACAGAATAAAGCCTAATGATGGCAACAAATACCACCGTGAAATATTCGACATTGCAGGAAACGAAAACATCACAGTTGACGTTTATAGCGTACTAGCCGCCTTTGAAGTCACTAACCCAGCATTACAACACTTAATAAAAAAAGCGTTATGTGCAGGTTTACGTGGCCATAAAAACGAGCTAACCGATATGTACGACATTATCGAGTCAGCTTACCGTGCTAAAGATATGGCGGGGAGTTAGAGTGATGACAGAAGAATGGAGACTAGGAAGAATCAATCTACGATTTATAGACTTTGGTGAAGATGCAGGAAAATACACGGGTTCTATCGAATTTGAAAAAGGCAGGGAAGAAAGCTTTAAATTCAAAATACAGCCTGACATGGCAGCTAAATACATTGAGTTACTAGCTGATGATATTGTAAGTGGTGCTGACAACCTAGCACAAGACCTTGTTAAATCACTTGGGTTAAAGGAGAAGTGATATGCACCCATTTGAAGCAGTAGCAATAACCTTGTTTTCTATAATGTTCTTAGTTGTTGCGTACTATGTAGGGCTCGCTAATGGATTGGACAGTATTAATTCAGACTGTATTAAATTTGGTAAATTCTATGTGGTGGATAATGAGTTTATTTGCACACTGGTTAAGGAGCAGAGTAATGACTGAAATATCAGATAAAAACCTATACGCCATCGCAAACATGGGCCGAGATATGATGGACGCTTATACTGACTGCGAAGCATACTT